TGGCGAGCGCCAACCCCACAGCAAATTTACGCATTGTCATCCCCTTTCGACTCCATAATCTCTCGAACTGCCGCAATGCTCTAACCCACAGTGTCGGACGCGTGCAAGCGGCTAATGCAGCAGTTTGTTGCTCTGCGGCAACAGTCGAAATCGGAATGATGGATTCAGTGCGTTCGAATTCGGCTCACAACACAATGCCTTGGTCTTTCAACGCCGTCAGCAGCAGCGTCAGCGCAGCCCGGCACTCACCGTCGGCAATCGCCCCACCAGTTGGCGGCGCAACCGCTGTCGGGGCAGCGGCAAGCACCTCCCGGCCCGAGATTCGCAGTCCTCGCACTGGCCACCCACCGGTTGCCCAGCCGTCGGCAAAGGCCGAAAATGCTTGTTCATCGGCAACCCAGGCGACGCAACCGGCGACCGGCGCCGTGAAGTCCCAGCCAAAGCCATCAAAGCTGGCGATTTGTCCCGCCTTTCCGGTCCATTCGCCACCAGCTCCGGCTGCAACAATGTAGGCCGATCCCGCAACCGGCGCTGCCGGCGGCACCGCGAGCGCGCGCGATTCGACCGCCAGGTGCAACTGACGATCGATGGCAAGCAAAGCCTCATTGTGCGCAATCTCCTTCTGGGCCTGGCCTGCCGACAACAGCGGCAGGGCATGCCGGATGGTTTCGCTCATATGTCCCTCCTGATCAGGAATTGAGGTCAAGCAATGCAACGGCAGAGCCGCCGGGGCCGACCGCAGCGCTCAACTGTGCCACCGACAAGCCAACGCGAACGCCACCGCCGTCCGCGGCGCGGTCGGCAGCCGAATAAAGCAGTTGCGGCGTGCTTACGGTGACCGAGCGAGCAGGTCGTCCGTCAAGCGTGACGTCAACGCGGTATGCCTCTATCGATTCGGCGATCGGCGCGTCGACAAAGTCGGCCCAGCCAAAGCCGCCGCGGCTGCGCCGAGTCCATGATGCCAGCACATCGTCGCCCACCTGCCGCAAGCGCAAATGCACCGGTGACAACGGCTTCAGCGCGCGCCCCGTGGCGACCAAACCGGACGCCGGGGTTGCCAGATCGTCGACTCCGGCGGGCCTGAACAAATAGGCTCGCCCCACCGCATCCGCCGGCGGATCAAAGCGCAGCAAACTGGCACGATCGAGCAGCACAAATCGGTCGTCGCTGCCATGATGTGCCATTGCTGCCTCGGTCCCCAGCCGGCCGCGCAGCAAACCGCTCAACCTGAAGCGGCGCGGCGCCACAGCATCGGCGCTGGCAAATTGCACGACCTCCGCGCCGACAATCGCCAGATTGGCGCCGGCAAGCACCGACGCCTCCGGACGCCCTTCAAGCCACATCGCGTCCGACAGCAGTTCGATCTCGACTGACGCATGCCGGTCCCAGCGATCCGGGGGGCCATCCGGCAACAGGCTTCGCGCCCAACCCATCGGCGTTGCCCCGACAATGGCACCGGCCGGCGCAAAGCTGACGCCGGCATCGGCGCTGACCTCGACCGTGGCGCGCCGCCAGCCCGGCGCAGCCCCCGCTGCTGCCACCCACAGCCGCGGCACGGCGGGGATGTCACCCGGCAGCGGCGGCAGATCAAGAATTGCCAGGGTCGTGGGCCCGGCAGGACCATCGGCGAATGTCGCCACCCGGCCGCCATCGCTGGCCGCCGTGATGGCGCCGCCAACGTCCGTGCGTTCAAGCTCGACGTGCACAACAAAGGCTTCGAACCGCACCTGCCGGACGCGCCACACCCCGGGCTCATTTTCAAGCTGCAACCGGTCGCCCGGCTGCAGCCCAAGATGCCGCCACGGTAACCGGACACTGGTCTGCCAGCGCGCCGCTTCGTTGCGGGCCAGCAAGGTCGTCGCCAGCGATTTGGCGCTGACCGGCGTCATCGCACAGGCAATGGCCCGCTGATCAACTGCCCCCGCAGCATCGCGGCGCGCCCGTTGCAAACCAGGCTGATAATCGCGTCCTTCGTCGTAAAACGACAGCTCGACGGCGCCGACGCGGGTCTCGCCGCCCAGCAACTTGCGGCGCGCGCGGCTGCGCTCGGCACCCGGCGGCCTGGCGTGGCCGTCCCGAGCGGGCAAGAACAGCACCGGCAAGCCGCCACCCCGGATGCGGAGGTCGCCATCGGCGCTGACCGCAGCCCCGGTGATGTCGAACAAAGGCACCAGGCTGTCGGCAACACTGCCGCCGCGGCCGGCGAAATGGCCGGTGATGGTGGGATAATCGCCGACAACGCTGGCAATCGCCCTGCCCTCGGCCATGGCCAGCGCCGCGATGGCTTGCCCGGCATCATGGCTGTTGCCCGCATCTGCGATGACCTCAAAGGTCAGATTGGGGATACGATTGCCATAATCGGCCAACGGGAGATCCTCGAACACCGCATAGGCAATGCCGCGATAGGCCGGCGCGCCGCCATGGCCCTCGAAGGCTGCAATCACCGGGTCGGCCTGCTGGTCCTCGCTGCCGGCATGCAACCGCATGGTGACCGGTGTCAGGAAATCGCCGCCTGCATCGCGGATCAGCTTGCCATCCGCCCAGATCCGCCCGACGCCGGCGATCCGGCGCCCGGCCAGCCCCACGGCAAAGGACGATGCATAGGCATAGGTCGATCCCTGCCCCTTGCCACCGCCTTCGGTCGATTCGGTGATTCCGCTCGACCACAACACATTGCCGGCGGCGCGCATGCGGCCGGTGATGACCGGGATGGGTTCGCCATAGGCGGCGCTCTGCACGGCAAGGTTCGACATCCGGCCGCCGCGCGGGCCACCGCCAAACAGGCTGTTGTCGATGACACCGCCCAGCGTCGCGCCGATGATGCCGCCGATCGGCCCGCCGATCAGCCGCCCGACAGTGCCCAGAACGATCGTTGCCATGGTTCAATGCCCTTCCGGAAGACGCCAGGCGCCCAACACGACCCAGCCCGGGTCAAGCGGCCCTTCGACCACCCGTCGCAGCCCGGCATGGGCATGAACAACGCCCAGCGGTGTCCTGACGGCCAGATGCCGCTGCCGCGGTGTCGGCGCGATCAGCATCAGATCACCGGGTTCGGCGCACGGCACCGGACGACAGCCGATCGCGGTCAGCGCCAGCACGATCCGCGCCGCATGATCGCCGCCCAGCGCATAGGGCTCGACATGAACGCCTCGCCCCACCGCCGCCGCCGCCAGCAGCGCCACGCCGATGCAATCAAGGCCGGTGCCGACCTGCCGCCCTTGCGGGCGAAACCGCGCGCCGACAGCAGTACGCACCGCTGCCACCACGGCCGCCTGTTGCGCCGTGAAACCCTTCGGATCCGCCATGGTCAGGCGGCGCCGAAACGGGTCAGCAGATCAGTCCCCGGCACATGCGGTTCGCCGCGAAAATTGACGCCATTGGCAAAGCGACCGACACAAGTCGCAAAGCGCTTGTCACAGCCTTCGGCTAGATCAATCGCCGTCCCCGGCGCCACCTGCAAGGGCGCGTCGAAGAGCAGCCAGTCCGCTTCCGCCGCGATGATCCGCCGGTCGAGCCCCGCCGCTGCGCCATCCAGCAACCTCGCATGGCCCTGCACAAAATCGCCGGCCGCCACCGCGTCGATACCGGCGACCTTGACGCGTTCGCCGTCCGATGCCGTCACCAGCCCGCGGCGCCGGCGGCCGCGCATGGCCACCCGGCAGCGCCAATCACCCAGATCGGCGCGGCATTCGGGCGAATAAGTCTCGATCCGCGTCGCCTGCAAAACGCTCGTCGGCCCGCGCAGGGACGCAGTGAACGCCGCATCCGGGCCGCTGCCGGCTTCGACCGTGCCGATGGATCCGGCGGCCAGCAGCTGGCTGCCACCGTCGGGATCGCGCCAATCCACCATGAACAGACGCACACCCGCGCCATCATAACGGCCAAGCCCCAAATCCTCGGCAGTGATCGCAGTCGCGCTCAATGCGCCCGCCACATCCATGGTGTCGACATCCAGACCATCGCTGCTGACAACTGCGGACGGTGCGATGCCCGGCGCGCTGTCGTACATCAGCCCGGCAATCAAGAGCGACCGGTCATGGGTGGTGAAGCCCAGCGCCACACCATCGCGGCGCACGATGCGCCAGCATAGCGCCAGATAGGTCAGATCGGCGGTCAACGCCGCGCCCAGGCCAGCCATCGCCTCAGGCCTCCCGGATTTCGACAAGCGGCACCGACGGCAGCTCGCCCGCGCGCCAACCGGCCAGCGACACATCGATGCGATCGGCGGCAAAGCGCACCGGCACATCGAAGGCAAAACCCGCCGTCACCGCCGCTGCCGCCAGCGGCGGCTCCTCGAAATCCACATGCCCGCCTTCGCCCAGTTGCCAACCCGTCAGCCGCGGCACACCAGCGACCGCAACAACGACACTGCCCGCCACCGGCCGGGTGATCCGCCGCGTCTGGCGATCCAGACCCGCGCCATAATGCTTGACCAGCGCAAAGCGGGTCGTGCCGCCATCGCCCTGCCCCAAATTCTGGTCGAGCGGCGTGATCGCAGCACCCGCCAGGGCCGAATCCCGATCCAGCGGATCCGAAAAGCGAAACCCGCAGGCCTGACCGCGCCGCGCCCGGAAAAAGCCGATCAGCGCCGTCAGATCGGCCTCCGACCGCACACCGACACCCGCGTCATAATACAGCCGCGCATCGCTCCACTCGCTGTTGCGCTGCTCATAGCCGGATCCGGTAACGACCACCTGTGTCGAAAACTCCGGGCCACCGGCGGCGCCATAGCCAAGTTGCAAGGGAAACAGCACATCGTGAAAGCTGGTCACATCATCCTCCTCGATGCCGGGCAGATCGAACGCCACAAAACCGTCCCGCGCCACCTGTGGCCAGGCCCAGACAAAGCTGTCGGCAACGCCGCGCGCCCGCGCCGCCCCGGCCGCCTCGGCAATGCGCGGCCAGTCGGCCGGGGTCGAGGCAAAGCCCGAAAAATAATGCTGTTCTGCCAAGGGGTAGCCCAGCCGGTCGGCAATCACCGCCCGGGCTCGCGCCTGCCCGCCGGCATCGCCGCTGGTGACGAAGGTATAATCCTCCAGCTGCAGCACATCGAACGCCGGCGCCGCCCATTGCAGCGGGAGGTTGGCCCGGATGAGCTCCGGCGCCGCCGCCTCCAGCACCTGCGGCGCATAGAACAGCAACAGCGTCTCCGTCCCCGGCGCCGCCGCCAGCACGGCATCGCGCAACATCAGCGTCGCCCGCCCCAGCAACCCCCCGCACCAATCGAGCCAGGCCCGTTCGGCCGCCGTCGTCACAGAGCGGATATCGCCGATCGGCGGCGCCACCAGCCCGGTTTCGGCCGCATACAGCGCCGTCGTCGCCGGATCATACAGGCTCGGCCGCCAATCCGGCCCCACCCACCACCAGGGTTCACCGATCTGGAAACGCGGCGCCGCGCCGGCCGCCACGGCCAGCCCGACAAACACCACCGCCACCGCCTGCAACCACGCCAGCGCCGCCGTATTGGCCGGCGACAGCAAGGATGATGGCGGCACATAGCCGGTGGCGCCGCGCGTTCCGTCCAGCCGCCGCTGCGCCCAGGCGTCGGGGCAATTCTGTTCGAGCAGTTCGAACGACAGCGACAGGATCGGCGAAAAGCCCAGCGCCACCGCCCGTTCGAGAAAATCCGCATGCCAGGCCAGCGCCGGGCCACACACCGGCACCGCCGGATCGGCAAGGTAACTCCCCTCACCCGCATCCCAGCGCAGCCCCGGGAAATGGCTCATCCCGACATAATGGACCAGCGCCCCGCGGTAGCCGAGCGCGAACATCGCCTCGATCAGCCGTTCCGGCGTCTGGTTGTAGCTGTCGTCATAGCCCCCGGCGATGCGCAGGCCGTGCGGCGGCACAAAGCCATCGCCGGCCTTCAGCATCGACCCCGGCCCGTCGCAGCGGATCGCGCTCAGCGTCACCCGCGCATCGACCGGCACGGCCAGTGGGCCGCCCCCCGCCACATAGCCCGGCGGCACCAGCGAGATGAACATCCGGTCGATGTCGCCGGCCCAGACCGGATCGGCCTCGCCCGGCAGCATGAACCCGCCATCCAGCGCATCGAAATCAAGGCTGACCTCGGCATCATCGCCGCTGCCGACGGCGTAGTTCCAAAGTCGCACATACCAGCTGTGCGGCACCCCTTCGGCATCCCGCCCCTCGATGGTCAGCACCGGGCCGTTGACGGCGTCGAGCGGCAACACCCCGGCATCCGACTGCCAGCGAAAGGCGAGCGTCGTGCCGCGATAATCCCGCGCCGTTTCCAGCGCGATCAGCGGGTGGCTCCAGCGATCAACCGAGTCCCAGATCAGCCCGGCCAGATCACCACCCGACAGGAACGCCAGGTCGACGGTCAGCGCATCTGCGCCGCTCGTCGTCACCGCCGCCATCATCGGGCGCGGGAAATCGACGGTCCAGTACCGCGGATCAAACCGCTTCACCCAACGGGTGCGGCCGCTCAACGGCTCGGCCAGCCAATATTTCATCATGCGTCGGCTCGCGCCAGGGCCCGAACGACCGCCCGCGCCACCTGGGCGCCCGTCTGCTGCATCACCGCCGGGCTCGCCTCACGGCCGCCGGCGACATTGACCGTGACATTGACCGGGCCGCGCCCCGCGCGCCCGCCCGGCTCGATCCGCCCCTGCCCCGTCGGCACGAACAGTTCGGGCCCGCGTTCGCCGACCAGATAGGGTTTGCCGCCCGTCACCGGGCCACCGATCGCCCGTCCCGGCACGCCGCCGATCAGGCCGGCAATCGAGCTGATGATCCCGCCACCGCCGCCGCCGAACAGCGAGCCCAGATCGGCCTTCAGCGCGCTCGCGGCGATGTCCGACAGCGCCGTCAGCGCCACCCGGCGCAGGTCCTCGAACCCGAACTTGCCGGTCACCGCTGCCCGCGCCAGGGCGCGTTCGATGCTGCCGCCGGCGCGCTCGACACCCTGCGCCAGCGGTCCGTCCAGCTCGCGCCGGATATCGCCAACGCCGTCCATGAAGCCGCTGGTGTCGGCGCGGACGCGGATCACCAACGTATCAAGATCGGTTTCACTGCCGGTCATCGGGAAATGCCTCCATCATGCGTTTGAGCAAACCTGCCGTTGCGGGCGCCTCGCTCGCCGCCTCATCCAGCCCCAGGGCGGTGCGCAGATCCTCGGGCGTCGCCGCCCAGAACTCGTCCGGCCGCCAGCCCAGCACCGCCGCCGCCACCCGCGCCGCCTGCCGCGCCGCCGTCTCGAATGTCATCGTCCGGCCAGCACCTGGCCCAGCAGCACGCGCAGCGCCGGTGTCGCCTGCGCCAGCCCGCCCGCCACCAGCGCCTCGCTGAAGTTCTCGCGAAGCAACCCCGCCGGCGCGCCATCAAGGCAATGCCAGAACAGCCCGGCCATTTCGGCCAGAGTCAGCCCGCCGCCCGCCGCCCGCTCGACCAGTGCGAACAACGGCCCCAGCTCGGCCTCTGCCGCCACCAGCGCCGCAAAGGTCGGCCGCAACGCCAGAGTCTGTCCGCCAACGACCAGTGCCGCCTCGCCCCGTGCCGGATTCATGCCGCCACCACGGCGCCCGAGCTTTCCAGCGCCAGCGTATAGGTGCGCTCCCCATTGAAATCCCCGGCATAATCCAGCCGGGTGATCAGGAACCTGGCGGTGATCGTGTCGCCGCTTTCAAAGCTGACGCGATAATCATCGATGGCGCCCGACAGCGCATTGGCCTTGATCCGCGCTTCCGCCGCCGACCCGGTGAAGACACCCGATCCGCTCAGCGACACCGACCGTACGCCGGCGCCCGTCAACAGCTCGCGCCAGCCGCCCGAGCCCTGGTTGGTGACGACAACGCTCTCGGCGTTGACGCTCATCTGCGTCGTGCGCAGCCCGGCGACGGTGGTGAACACCGGTGGCTCGGCGCCATCGCCAACCTTCAAAAGGAAAGCGCTGCCCTTTTCAATCGCCATGTCATTAACCCTTTCGGTTCAAATGCCTTGCTCAGACCGCCGCCGAGCGAATGCGGAATTCGATGATGCCCTGGCTCCAGCCCTCGGGGTCGGTGACAACAAGGCTGCGCAGCAACCGCACCGATCCGATCAGATGGCCATCTGCCTCACCCGCCAGCCCGCCGACTGCGGCTTCGACCCGGCCCAAAAGCGCCTTGGCGCGCGCCGTCCCCGGCCCCTTGTCCCAGGCGTTGATGGTGATGCGGTGCTCGTGCCCCACCTCGGTCTTGGTGCTCCAGTCGCTGACCAGATCGGCGCCGATGACGAGATAGGGCGACACCGCATCGGGCGGCGGGCCGTCATAAACGCCGTTGATGCCATCGATCCCGGTCAGCACCGCGACCAGCAGCTTCTGCACCGCAAGGCTGGCGCTCATCGTTCGTCTCCCCGTGCCAAAGTTGCCAGCAAGCCGGCAAAGCGGGCGTCCGGCGCCCGGTGGCGGCTGCCAAGGGCGCGCAGCCTCAGCGCCCGGCCGCGCAGCCGCAGCGCCGCGTCCTCTTGCTCGGCGATTTCGATATCGCTGCCGGCAAAGGCCTCGGCGGCGCGCAGCGTCAACTGTCCCAGTGCCTGCGCTTCGGCGGCGGCACCCGCCGCCGCCCCTGCGTCCAGCAGGCGGCGCGTCAGCGCGCCGCTCAAGGCTGCCGCTCCTCACAGATCATCACCTGCTGGTCGGGCCGGCGCGGGTCGCTTGCGGCCGCCAGCACGGCAAGCACCCGTCCCTGCCAGATCAGCCGTGACAACAGCCCGAGGCCGGCAGGCGCCCGCAGGGTCACCCGCCAGCGCTGCCCCGCCCGCCGTGCCTCGCCCAGCGGCGATGTGGCGCGCCCGTCCGGCACCACCGCGGCGGCCGCCGATCCCGAAGCCTGCCAATGGCCGGCCTCGGCACCGGCGGCATCCCGCGCCGCAACCCAGGTCTCGATCGCCACGCGTTCCCGCAGGGTGCCCGCCAGTTCTTCGCTCATCACCATCCCTTTCGATCAGCCGATCCGCATGCGGCGCCATGGCCGCCACAGCGCCGCAACCGCGGCCGGCGGCGGGCCGGCGTCGGCGGCGTCGCGGTGCGTGAACAGATGCGCCACCAGCCGGATCAACCCCTGGCGCAGCGCCTCGGGCAGGCCGTTCCAGTCACTCGCCAGCCCGGCGCGGAAGCACGCCACCGGCCGGCCCGCACCGGCAGGCCGGGTCAGCCGCACCCAGCCGGTGCCCGATGTGTCGATATCGACTTCAAAGGCATCGGGCGGCAGCGGCCCATCGGCATCGCGCACCCCGGAAATGGCCAGCACCGGCAACGCGGTCAGCCGTTGCCAGGCGGCGTCCGCCGCCAGCCGGGCCTCGCCATCGCGCGCCAGCAGCCATTGGCCGGTAAAGGCCTCGCACAGCGACATCGCCGTGCGGATGAAGCCCGCCAGCACGGCGTCCTCGTCATCGCGCTCGAGCCGCAAAAAGGCCTTCACTTCCGCCAGGCTGACCGCCGCCGGCCCGGGCTCTGCGGCTGCCACCATCGTCTCTTCGGCCATCATCGTTCCTCCACCCGCACGACCAGCGTGCGTTCATCGCTGCGGCCGTCCGAGAAACGAACCATATTGGTAATATGATAGACGTGTCCTGCGATGCCGCCCGACAGCGTCGCCACCGTCTTGCCGGCGGTCTGGGTCGCGGCTTCCACGGTCACGCCGCCGGCTTCGGCCGGTGCCACAGTCCACAGCGACTGGGCGACCTCCTGCCCGGCGAGATAGCCCGCCGACCAATCGACGGCGTAATCGATGACTGCATCCGGATCCTTGACGAAAATCGCCACTGGCCGTTCCTTCCCTGTGCTTCGCAAAGCGTCCAAAAGCCCTGCGACGGATCAGACCGGCGCGCCGATCTCGATGCTCCAGCCGGCGATGCTGACGGTGCCGCCGGCGGCCAGCGCCTGGGCCGGGCAGGTCGTCACGTACAGCAGCCGCGACGTGCCCGGATCGAGCAACGCGACATGGTTGGCCGTGCCGGCGGCCAGCACGTTGAGCCCGGATTTGGCGGCGATCGTCACCTTGCGGCCCGAAATGTCGCCGGCACTGAGGGTGAAATCACCCGTCGTCAGCACCGCCTCGGTCAGTTTGCCGGCATCGGCGGCGGCAAAGCTTGCCGGTTCGCCGTTCAATGCCACCATCCGGGTTGCGCCACGGACAATGTTCAGGCTGCCGTCAAGCACGTCATTGCTTGCCAGTTTGGGCATCTCACTTCTCCTTTTTGGTTATCGAATCGACAATGTCCGCAGATCGAAGGCGACCGTCAGCGTGTCCGCCCCGGCCCCGCCGCTGTCGGGCAGGATGACCACGCCGCCGGACGGCAGCCGGTGCAGCGCCGAATCCGGCTGCAACAGGTCACCACCGATGACGGACGCAATGGCCGCCTCGCCCGCCCGGCTTTCCGAACGCGCCGACACCGTCATCAGAGTCACTTGCCAGCCAAGCGCTGCCGGATCGGCAAAATGCAGATGCCGGGCAACACCGGGCATCAGGCCGAACATGACTGTCACTACACTGCTGCCGCTCGCATGGGCGGACAGGCCGCCAGCCGGTATCAGCGACGTGGCGGGAGCGGAGACCTCAAAGGCGCCGGCCGCACCGCCGACCATGCGGGCATTGCCAGCGAAGTCGAGATCGCCATTGCCCCGTGTGACCCGGCCTTGCAGCGGCGATCCGGCCTGCGGCAGGTAATTGCCACCTCCCGGCGCGGCTGCGCCGCCGGCGGCGAACGACTGGTCGTCCGTATAAAGTGGCGATACGCTTTCACCAAAAAGGTTCTGAACCGATCGCAGGCCCGGCCATTGATGTTCGAAATTGCTGCCCGTCGTCCGCGCCGTGTCGTAATTGCCTTCATATCCGACACCGAACAGCGACGACCAGGCCTCGACCATCTGCGGGCGATAGCCGTTGGTGCCCCGCAGCGTCTGCGTGGCGTTGTCGTTCACATCGTCGTGCTTGCAAGGCCACCAATCGAAGACATTGTTGGCCACCCGGTTGCCCCAGGCATGG